GTAACCGTGCAATCTCGGTGCCTGCGATCAACCGTGCGCGCGATCTCATGGCATCAGTTATCAGCTGTATGCCACTCAAAATGTACAACGAAGTGTGGAACGAACTTGAAGAAGAAATGACCAAGGTGTATTTGGCGCCGCGATCATGGCTACGTCGACCCGACCCAAGCGTGTTCTACGGGCACATCATGGCGTGGACATTTGACGACCTGTTCTTCTACGGTCGCGCGTTTTGGTACATCACGTCACGCACCGCCGACGGTTACCCAGCATCATTCACCCGTCTGCCGACCGGGTCAATCACTACACCTGATCAGGTTGGCCCGGTGTGGTTTGCACCATCCAAACAGGTGTACTTCAACGGTGGTGAACTTGATCCCGCAAACCTCGTGCAGTTCCTCAGCCCAACTCAAGGCTTGATTTATTCGGCACCAGGCGCGATTGAAACAGCGCTCAAGATCGAGGCCGCACGTAACCGCAACGCCAGCAGCTCAATCCCAGCAGGCATCCTCAAGCAGACCGACGGCGAGCCATTGTCAGCGCAAGAATTGACCGACATTGCAGCCCAATTCAACGCGGCTCGCGCCACCAATCAAACCGCCGCGCTCAACCAGTACTTGAACTACGAGCCGACCACAATGACGCCCGATAAAATGCTGTTGATTGAAAGCGCCAACTATTCAGCGCTTGAAGCTGCGCGCCTCGGCAACGTACCGCCATACCTTGTCGGCGTGTCTACCGGGTCGTATTCGTATCAGTCAGCACAGCAGGCCCGCGCTGATCTCTACATTTTTGGTGTCAAGCTGTACGCCGAAGCGATCGCCGCAACCCTGTCAATGGACAACGTGCTACCCCGCGGCACATACGTTGAATTTGACGCCGACGAATACCTTGAAGAGGAATACGCAGCCGACAAAATGGATGAACCATCAGAAGTCAACATTGAAGAAAACACGCAAGAGAGGATCGCAAACCGATGATCAAATTCCATGCCACCGACATCAGCATCATCGCTGGTAAGGGTGCAGGCCGACGCGAAATCAGCGGCGTCGCCGTACCGTACAACGTCAAAGCAACCGTCGCATCCGGGCAAGACGTCATCATCAAGCCAGGCGCACTACCTGTCGAGGGTAAGGCACCGCGCCTGTTCATGTACCACGACAGCACAATGCCCGTCGGTGTCGTAACCGAGCGCGTCGACAGCCCCGAAGGGATGCTGTTCACCGCCAAAATCTCGGCATCAAGCCAGGGTCAGGACGCCATGATCATGCTGTCCGAAGGCGTCATTGACCAGGTATCCATCGGGGTGACCCCGACCGATTTCAGCTACGACGACGACGGCACCATGATCGTCAAAGCCGCCGACTGGGTAGAGCTGTCGCTCGTACCCGTCGGAGCATTCGGCGACGCAGCTGCTATTACCGAAGTCGCGGCAAGTATCCACCAACCAACAGAAGAAATCGGCAATACTGAACAAGAGACCCCACAAGAGGAGACACCAGCAATGGAAAACGCACCAGTCGTCGAGGCCGCCGCAGTCGAGGCCGCGATCCCAACCGCACCAATCCCGGCACAGCCCAAGCGCAAGTACGACCTGCCAACCGCAGGCGAATACCTCGCCGCAATGCACATCGGTGGCGAAACGTTCCGCAACGTCGCAGCAGCCGCCCGCGACTTCGCACTCTCGCGCCAGTCGGCACTTCAGGCAGCCGCAGGTGACACCCTCACCACCGACACGCCTGGTTTGCTCCCAGTCCCAGTTCTCGGCCCTGTGTTTCAGGATCTGAACTACATCCGCCCAGTCGTCGCAGCAATCGGCGCCCGCGCCATGCCAGACGGTGGCAACCAAAAGACGTTCATCCGCCCAACGTGGACGACGCACCCGTCGGTCGCAACCCAGTCAACCGAATTGACGGGCGCATCGGCCACCACCCCGGTCATCGCATCCAACGTCATCAGCAAGACCACCCTCGCAGGTCAGGTCACGCTGTCGGTGCAGGACGTCGACTTCACCAGCCCGGCCGCAATGGAAATCATCCTCCGCGACCTCGCAGGCCAGTACCTGCTCGCATCCGACAACATCGCCGCAGACGCGATCACCTCGGGCGCATCAGCATCTGGATCGACCTGGACGTACAACACCACCGACCCGTCAACGCTCAGCGCCGCAATCTACGACGCAGCCGTCGACATTCTCACCGCAAGCAACTTCCTGCCTGACCACATCTTCGTGGCCCCTGGCGTGTGGAAGCTCCTCGGTCAGCAGCTCGACGCAGACAAGCGCCCGGTGTTCCCATACGCAGGCGCCGCAGGTCTCATGGGCGTCAACGCAATGGGCAGCGCAAACGTCACGCAGCTCAACACGTTCAACCCATTTGGCCTCAACCTCGTCGCAGACCGCAACTTCGCGGCCAACACCATGGTCGTTGCCAAGGGCTCCGCAATCGAGTTCTACGAGCAGGTACGCGGCCTCATGTCGGTCGAGGTGCCAAGCACCCTCGGACGCACGTTCTCGTACTACGGGTACGTCGCAACGTTCATCGCCGACAGCGACCTCGTCAAGTCCATCACCGTCAGCCCGTGATCTGAAAGGTAGGCCCACAAAATGGCCACCTACACGGTCACACACAAATACCTACTGGACGATTACGCCGTCCTACAACTCCTCACCCCCTCCGAGGTAGTTGTAGGCGGCGCAATCACCGTCACAGGCGTCGACGCCACGTTCAACGGCTCCTACACCGTTTACGCGCTCCCGCAATACCTGTACCTCGGCATCGACACCGAAGGCGACCTGATGTACGACTACCAGGTACCGATCCAAAATCAGGTGCTGTACGCGAAAACCGCCAGCAACGTCGATCGCGTCGCATCCACCGGGTCGCTCGCATACACGCCCGTCTGCACTTGGATCACCGCAACGAACATTGAGGATTGGCTGGGTATCGGCACGGCGACCGCAGGAGACGCAGCGTTTTTGACGCAATGCGCCGCAGCCGCCAACCAGTTCTGTTACCGACGTCGACAGGAAGCCGGATACATTGACAGCGTCAGCACCAGCCCATCAAGCGACGTCACCCTGGGAACGATTATGTACGGTGGCGCTCTGTACCGTCAGCGCGGCTCAATGGATCAGTTTGCGTCATTTGACGGCATGGCAACCGCCCCGGTCGTCGGCTTATCGGGCATGGTAAAGCAGCTGTTGGGGATTGACCGCCCACAGGTGGCCTGATGCCCGTACCCGCATACACCGACCTGTTCAACGAGGCCATCGACGACCTGACTGCAACCCTGCAAACCATCACAGGGCTACAAGTTGTCAACGATCCCCGGAACATTGTCCCGCCATGCGCGTTCATTGACGCGCCGTCGTGGGAGAGCTGGAACTACAACATCGTCAAACTTACATTCCCAGTCAAGGTGCTGACGCTCGGCCCAGCCAACTTGGATGCTCAGCGATCCCTGCTCAACATTTGCGCCATGTTGCTGGCCAAAAACGTGGCTGTCACCGGGGGCCGACCAACCGTCATTGACATCGGCGGGTCGATCCTGCCCGCCTACGATCTCACCGTCACGATGCAAGCACAGACAAGCTAGGAGCAATCATGTACGTCATTGTTAGCCCGCGCCTTGGTACACCAGGCGACAAGTTTGAGCCGGTAGAAGGCACCAACATTGACGCCCTGTTGTCGGCTGGCCTCATATCCACCGACAAACCAAAAAAGTCGTCTAAAGTCAAAGCAGAACCTGAACAGGAGTAACACACATGGCCACCTCGGTTTATCTCTCATCGCCCGGACTGGAAATCAACAACGTCGATCTCACGGATCAATGCACGGCCGCCAGCATCACCTACACCGTCGAGGCGTTGGAAAACACCGCGTTTGGCTCCACGGCTCGCACCTACACCGCAGGTCTCGCCAACAACAGCATCACCGTGACGCTGTACCAGTCGTACGCAGCAACCGAAACCGAAGCGTCAATCTACGCACTCGTAGGTACGACCACGACCATTGAGTTGTCGCCAACGGTTGCAGGTTTGACCACGCCGTCGGCAACGTCACCGAAGTACACGCTGACCGGCGCATACCTGGAAAGCCACACCCCGATCAACGCATCGCTCGGTGAGCTGTCAACGATCGACCTCACCTTCACGGGTGGCACACTCACAAAGGCCACCAGCTAGTCATGTTCTCGCCAGCCCAATCGGGCGGCGCTGAAAACGAACCAAGCAAGCCCGCGCTGGCGGAGCCTTGCCCGACGAAAGGTAACTAATGCGCGTCAAACTCAAAGTCGACCTAAAAGACGGGCGCGAACCCCGCACAATGATCACCAACATGCTTGCCATCGTTGAGTGGGAAAAGACAGAGAACCGCCGATCCGCAGACGGCAAAGGCATCGGCTTTGTTGACATGTGCTGTTGGGCATACATCTTGTGCAAGCTTGCTGGCGACAAAGTGCCCGGCACTTGGCGCGAATGGGTCGCTGAACATCCCGACATGGAAATCACGCCGATCGAAGAAACCACCGACGAAACCCCTACCATCGCGGCACCTGGCGACGCTCCCTCGCTGAGGTCTTAGTTATGACGGGCTACTGGCCGCCGCAAGTGGAGTTTGACATTCGAGACATGACCACCGTGTTTCATGTGCTTGAGTTGCAACAGCAACAGGCAAAGCGGGGCCGCTAATGGCAACCGTTGAGGTGATTGGCGTCAAGCAAATGTTGCAAGACCTCAGGCAGATTGACCCTGAGGCCCGCAAACAATTTGCCAAGGACGCCAAACAGATCGCCAGCCCAATCGTGCTCGAGGCACAAAGCCGTTACCCGGCACAAGCGTTGTCAGGTATGCGGTATCGCTGGACGCAGAATGGGCGTCAGCTGTTGCCTTGGGATCAGCGTAAAGCTCGACGCGGCGTACAGGTCAAAGTGGATGCTGGACGCAAAAAAAACGGCGTCGTAACGATCATTCAGAAAGACCCAGCAGCGTCGATCTATGACATTGCGGGCCGTGGCAACTCAAATCGCCTGGGTGATGCGCTGACCGCGTTCGCCGGCAACCCCTCGCGCGTCATGTGGCCATCAGCCGAAGCGCACATTACCGACGTACAGGACGAAATGACCAAAGCGCTTGAACAGGTCGCCGCCGAGATAAATCGTAGAATTGCAACCATATGAGCATTCGCATACCCATCATCAGCGAGTTTGACGACAAAGGTATTGCGCGCGCCAAGAAAGAATTTGCCAGCCTCGAGACGACCTCGGAAAAAATTGGCTATGGCATGGAAAAAGCGTTTGTGCCTGCAATCGCAGCTGCGGGCGCACTTGCTGCCGGTCTCGGCATGGCTGCTAAAGCGGCTGCCGAAGATGAGGCCGCACAAGCCGCACTTGCCGTACAGCTTCAGAACTCGACAGGTGCTGGGCAAGAACAAATCGCCGAAGTTGAGAAAGCAATTAGCGCAATGTCACGCCAAGCGGCCGTTGCCGACGACGTACTACGCCCCGCATTTGCCGCGCTTGTCCGTGGTACAAAAGACATCAACGAAGCCCAATCCCAAATGTCGCTTGTGCTCGATATCAGCCGGGCAACATCTATTGACGCAACTACCGTCGCTGATGCGCTCGCCAAAGCCTACGAAGGCAATTTCAAGGCCCTGCGATCGCTCACCCCCGAAATGGCGAACCTCATCCGTGAGGGTGCCGACATGGAAACCATCATTAGCGTGCTTGGCGGCACGTTCGGCGGAGCCAACAAAGCATTCACCGAAACGGCCGAGGGCGGCATGGCCAAAATGCAGATCGCATTTGCCGAAATGCAAGAAAGCATTGGCGCCGCCGTACTGCCATTGCTTGAGCGCCTAGTACCGATCATCACAAAGATGGCGCAAGCCGTCGAAGAAAACGCCGACGTGGTAATCATCCTTGCCGGGGTAATCGGCACACTTTCGGCTGCGATCATCGCGTACAACGTGGCAATCAAAACCGCAGCATTCTTGCAAACCGCCTTCAACATCACGCTTGCCGCCAACCCGATCGGCTTAGTCGTCGCCGCCATCGTGCTACTCGGTGCAGCTCTCGTAGCCGCCTACGCCAAATTTGAGGGTTTCAGAAAAGTCGTAGACGCCGTGTTTAGCGCCGTCAAAGTCGGCGTCAAAGTCATGGTCGACTTCGTGTCCGGGTACCTCAACACGATGCTGAACGTGTGGACACGCATCATCAACACGATCGCCGACGTATGGAACTCAACCCTCGGCGGCCTGTCATTCGAGATCCCCGACTGGGTGCCAGGTATCGGCGGCAAAGGCTTCACCATCCCTGAAATGGGCAAGATTGGTGGAGGCGGCTCTAGCGCGTCCGTAGCGGCCGTAGGCGGCGACAAAAACCTCGGGGTGCCTATTCCCTCATCCACGGGGTCTGCGGTCGTTGTAGCGGCTCCTAGCGTGGCTGGCGGGGGCGGTGGCGGCGGGGGCGCATCCGTCCGGCAGGTCATGGAAGCCCCAAATATGTTGGGAGCAGGCATCGCCAGCAATCCGTTCACCTCAAGCGCCCGTAACGCCATGCTGGAAAACATCACCGTGAACGTCAACGGCGGGTTGGCGACCAGCGCTGAGATCGGGCAGGCCGTTGTGGACAGCATCCGCGCTTACAACCGATCAGCTGGCCCGGCTCGCATTGAGGTCAGCGGGTACGTCTGATGCCCGGCACAGCAATCATCCAATCAGGCAACTACCTGCTTGAAATCGACGCAGGCTTTCAAGTTGACGCTTTTACGCTTGATGACCAATACAAAGGAGTTTTAGACAACACGACCTATGTGCTGGACGGCACCACGCAGTTTGCTGACGTCACCGACGGCACCCTAAACATTGCCGTTCGTCGAGGTCGCAAGGATCAGGGCGACCAGTTCAGCGCTGGCACTATGACGTTCACGCTTAATGACACGCTCGCTGACGGGATCTTCAACCCGTTTGACACGTCAAGCCCGTATTACGACGCCAACGCCAACGTGCCCGGTTTGGCGCCGATGCGCCGTGTACGCCTCGGCCGATACAACGCCAGCAACGTCCTTGAATACCTGTTCAAAGGCTATGTGGTCAATTACGACTACAACTTTGCCCTGGGCGGATTAAACACGGTGAGCGTCTATTGCGCCGACGACTTCTACTTGCTGGCACAGACCTACATGAATGCCTACAACGTGTCAACCGAAACATCAGGCCAGCGCATTGAAAGCGTGTTGAACCTACCCGAAGTCGACTACCCGACCGGGCCGACCGCCCGCAACATCTCAACAGGCACCGTCAACTTGGGTCACGACACCGCCTACACCGTCCCGGCAGGCACAAACGTGCTGGCCTATCTGAACCAAATCAACGGCACCGCCGAATTCGGACGCCTGTTCGTGTCGCGTGACGGGGTGCTGACATTCCAAAACCGTATCGGTGCAACGTTGAGCGGGTCGGTCGCCGATTTCAAGGACAACGGCACAGGCGTCAAGTACGACAACGTGGGCATCACCTTTGAGGCTGACAGCGTCGTGAACCGTGCCTACGTGCAAAACCTGGGCGGGTCTAACGCCACCGCCACCGACACCGCCTCGATCGCCACCTACTTTATCCAAACCGAGAGCATCACCAACAGCCTGTTGGAGACCAGCGGATCGCAGCTGTCAGCCGCCGCCACCTACCTACTGAACGGCGAACCCGAAGCCAGGTACACCGACGTCGCAACCAAATTTGCCATGCTGACAACCGCTCAACGCGACACGGTGGCGACGATCGACATTGGTGACACGATCACGATCGAGAAAACATTCCAAACAGGCACCGGCACGACCAGCCTCGGACAAGAACTATCAGTCGAAGGCATCGAGCATCTGATCGACTTCAACACCGGGCACCGCGTCAACCTGTACACCGCAGCCACCACGATCGTTTACCAGCTGATATTGGACGACGCCACATATGGCGTTCTTGACGCGCTAAATGTCTTAGGATAGGAGAACCTATGGGAGCCAACGCAGTAACCACCGTTTACGATTTCACCGCAGGGCAGGTGCTAACAGCCGCCCAAATGGACAACGTGAACTGCGGTATCCCCGTTTTTGCGACCACTACGACCCGTGACGCCGCGTTTGGTGGCACAGGCGAAAAGACGCTAGCCGAAGGTCAAATGGCGTACATCGAAAACATCGCCGGATCGTCCGCTGTTCAGTACTATGACGGCGCAGCATGGCAAACACTTGTTCAAGGCGGCTTAGTGCTTATTAGTTCGACAACTATCGGCTCGGCTGTTTCCACCGTGACAGTCAGCAATTGTTTTAGTACTACCTACAATAATTATCTGATTATCGCATCCGCAATTACTTTTAGTATCAATGCTGACGAAATCCGAGCAACGATAAACGGTACGACTGGAAACACTTATCAAAACTGGGGAGTTTTTACTACTGGAGGCTTAGCCGTAACAGGTAATGGCGGATCAAATCAAGCATCTGCTGTAGTTGGAATCTCGAGCACCGGTTTAACTTCTTTGGTCATTGAAATGCAGAATCCATTTGCAACAGCCGCAACGCAATATCAGTCACGATACGGCGGTCAATTTTACGGTGGATTCCAAAATGGGGCAGACACAAACGCTGCTTCAAGCACTAATTTTACTCTCAAAGGCGCAACATCAACGATGACTGGTGGAACCATTCGCGTGTATGGATACCAAAACAGTTAGGTGACAAGATGACTTACAAAATCCAAATTGACGACGAAGTGCGCGATGCAACACCAGATGAAGCCCTTGCACTTGACGCAGAACGAGCTGCCGCGGCAAAAGCTGAAGGAGAACGCGAAGCCAAAGAACAAGCTCGCGCAGCCGTCCTTGCCAAACTTGGTCTGACCGCTGACGAAGCCGCCGCACTACTCGGCTAATGGGCGCATGGCGCATCACCGGGGCAATCCTTTCCCTACTGGTCGCCATCATTATCCTGACGGCTTGCGGGTATGACGGCTCATACCGTTACCCATGCCAAGACCCCGCGAACTGGGGCAACGTTGAATGCGAACCACCAATCTGCGTACCTAACGGCACCTGCACCAGAGACCTGATCTATGCGCGAACGCCTAACCCCTGAACAATTACACGCCCGGCTGATCGTGTTCGTCGGCGCAATCATGGCCCTCGTCTTTGCCGTCACCGTATTTGGGTTCGTGTATGCCCTCATGTTCGTCACGCAACCAATCGACCAGCAGGCCCCTAATGACGCCGCATTCATCGACCTGCTGTCAACCTTGCTCGTGTTCATGACTGGCACATTGGGCGGTCTCGTCATGTCAAACGGGCTAAAATCAAAACAACGACCCAAAGGGGGCACCGATGAATAAGCAAACGAAAGCCATGCTCGCGTCTTACGCCCGATCCGCAATTGCAGCTGTCGTTGCCGTCTACTCGACAGGCAACACCAACCCCGACGACCTTGCCAAAGCAGCGGTCGCCGCACTCATCCCTGTAGCGATGCGATGGGCGAACCCGAAAGACCCGGCATACGGTCGTGGCAATAGCCAAAGCTAAACCAGGCGTCGCAGGCGCCACCGATTACATCGGCAACGCCGACGGCCCCGCCAAAGGCCCGCGTCCAGGCATGGACGAATGGATCAGGCAAGCCGTCAAATACGCCAACGGCTCGCTGTGGAACAACGGGTCGTACGGTCAACGTGACATGAAAGGCAAACCCGGCAGCTTGTCCGTACATGCCACAGGTCGCGCCGTTGACCTGTCCTACCGTGACATGCCCGATGACCGCGGCAAACCAAACGGGCGACAACTCAGCAAAGTATTTATCGAGGCGTGCGTTGCCAACGCAAACGAACTTGGCGTACAAATGGTGATTGACTACTGGCCCCAACCGTTCGGTCGAGCATGGCGCTGCGACCGCATGGCCTGGCAGGCGTACCAAAAACAAACCGTGTCCGGCGCACCCGGTGGCGACTGGTGGCACGTCGAGATCACACCCAAAATGGCAGACAACCCAAACCTCGTCAAAGCCGCATTCCTCAAGGTGTTTGAGGGTATTCCCGCATAGGCCCGTCTAATCCCCTAGGGTGGGATCACCGACGAAAGGAACCTAGCCATGACATTGAACCCATTAGCCGCATTAGCCACCCTAGTTACAGCAGTCCTAGGGCTAACGACGCTCCTAGAGGCTCCTAGACCCCTCTCAGGGCAACCTAGCGCCACCACCACACCCGCATCATGGGACGTGTACCCCACCACGACGGTCGGGCAAATCACCGTCACCGAGACGAACCTGCCGACCACGATCGCCACGTGCGACGACGCTGTCAATTTGGCCCGCCAGGTCGGCTGGCCCGAAGATCAGCTTGACACGCTCGCCGTGGTCATGTTGCGTGAAAGCCGATGCACCCCGACCGCGCACAACGTCAATGACCCGATGGGTGGCTCGTACGGGCTGACACAAATTAACGGGTTTTGGTGCCTACCCAACAGCAACTGGCCTCAGGGCTGGCTACAAGTGCAAGGCGTCGGCGTAACCGACTGCTCAGAACTGTTTATTCCTGAGGCGAACCTGCGAGCCGCGCTCGCTATTTACAACAATTCCGGGTGGGGGCCGTGGGCTGCCACAGCACCGTGACACACCTGTGATAGAACATCCCTACATAGATCCCGACGACACACTCAGCAAGGAGACCCGACAAATGATGGCCGACAACTTTGAGCCGACCTCAGCATCAGCAAAACAACTACAAGCGCTCAACCAACTGGTCGACGCAATCTTCAACCCGTACAGCGACATCATCCGACGCCTACGCACCATCCGCAACGCGATGAGCTTGTGCGACCCGGAACCGCTGTACGACATCGAAACGATCGACAAGGCGATTGCAGCGTTGGAGAAGGCACGATGAACTGCACCATTTGCAAAGGCGTCATCGCATGGCCCGACATTCAAGGCAAAACACATTTCGTCTGTGACGGTCGCGTACCAGCAGGAAAACCCACCACCCCGTTCGGTCAGGCGATGCAGATTAGCCAGACTGTCGCCGACGCCAAATGGACACCCGCACAGCAACGCCAAGTTGACGCCGCCATCGACGCCTGCGCCCGTGAGATCGGCTATTTCACCGCTGACGACGTGTGGGCCAAACTCGGTCAACACTTCCCCGTCACTAAAGGGCTTGCTGGTCGGCTCAATGCAGCTGTGCGACGCCGCACCATTGTGAACACCGGCGCCGTACGCCACGCCAATCGTGGTGGCCAGCATGATCACGCTCAACGCCTCACCGTATGGGCAGCCGCATGAAATACATCGTGCACATAGTCGCAATGTTTGTAGGCATCGGCATTAGTCGATGGTTTTGGCATCGGGGCTACTAATGGCATTTGACCTGAGCAATTACGAAACCGTCGAAGATCGTCTAGCCCGATTTTGGGTCGACCATCCGACAGGACGCATTGAGACAGCGATGATGGCCTACGACGGCGACAGCTGCATCTTTCGCGCCGAGGTCTACTTTGACGCGAGCCAGGCGACACCCACCGCGACTGGCTACGCCGAAGAAATCAAAGGCTCAAGCCCTGTCAACCGAACATCATTCGTCGAAAATTGTGAAACGTCTGCGATCGGTCGTGCGCTCGCTAACTGCGACTACGCGACGCACGGCAAAAGGCCATCCCGTCAGGAGATGGCGAAGGTGCAGCGGGCGGGGACGGGCAACCTTGCGCCCGGATCGGATGCCCCGCCCGTTGCGCCGGAATACATCACGACCGTCGGCGGCACAAAAGCCGCAACCCCAAAACAGGTCGGCTACATGAAAGCGTTGGCCAAAAAACTGTCGCTCGATGAAGAAGGCTTATTCAATTACGTGCAACAGGTGTTGGCTAGTGATGCAGCTGTGCCCGAAGCCCTAACGATCGCCGAAGCCAACCGCGTCATTGACGCACTCAAGAAAGACACCGAATGAGCCTTGACCTTCCTAACATTGCAAAACTGTGCGAAAAGCCAAAACTACGATGACCAATAACGAACCATATTACGAAGACGAAGCGGTACAACTTTACAACGGCGACGCGTTAGACGTAATGGTCGAACTCGCAAGACAAGAAATCAAAGTTGACGCAGTCGTAACTGATCCTCCTTACTCGTCGGGCGGAAATATGCGATCCGACAAAATGAAAGACGTTCTGACTAAATACAGTCAGAGCGGTACTATCCGCAGTTACGGCACATTTGAGGGAGATCATCGAGATCAGCGTTCTTACTTTGCGTGGAGCCATTTATGGTTATCACTTGCAAGACAGATAACAAAACCGAGCGGTGATCTGTTTGCGTTTATCGACTGGCGACAACTTCCGACACTTAGCGACGCAGTACAGAGCGCTGGTTGGCTTTGGCAAGGCGTCGGAGTTTGGTCTAAAGGGTACGGGCGACCCAATAAGGGACGATTTAGCGCAGGCCACGAGCTTGTAATACACGCAACAAACGGACCAAAAGAACAAAAAGAACTATACGCGCCCAGCGTTTTTACTTGCCCCATTGAACACGACAAAATTCATCTGTCGCAAAAACCATTAGGGGTAGTCGATTGGTGCTTGCAACTTGTTGAAAAAGAAACGCTGATCCTTGAACCTTTCAGCGGCTCAGGTACAACACTTGTCGCAGCTAAAGCGTCTGGTAGGCGTGCAATTGGAATAGAAGCGGATCCTCAATGGCTGGAAACAATAGCTGAACGTTGCCAAGAAACTTTAAGGTTGTTCTAATGATTAACGCCATTATCGGTACAGGCATTGCGTTGGCATTGTTCGCAATTGGCGGCGCATTTGCACGTCGATGGGAGAAGCGCTGACATGAGCCTTGAGCAAGCCGACAAACTGATCGACATGATCGCGCGCGTCAACGCGCTTGAACTTGAAAAAGCACATAAGGATGAGTTGCTGAAATACTTGCGGTGGGCGCTGCGCAAAGCGGTCAAGGCCTACTGGTACAGCACCGAAATTACTGTCGACTAGATCGACCATAGACCTAAGCCCGTCGCGGGGCGGATGGATGACACCCGGTAACGGGGGTAGATTGACGCGCCCTAAAACAGCAACACGAAGGTGGCGGGGCAAAGCGTCAAGGCGATGACGTTCAGCAAGTTAGCTAGTGGGACGCGGGTAGAGGCAAGCCGCGGGGTGGGCATTACACCTCTCTGCCCTTACACAGATCACTAAGGTTGAAAACAAACATGAACCACAAACCTGAACCCGACACAACGCTCGACTCTGCACCC